GTGTAAGAATGACCATTAACACACTTATGGGCGTAAATTCCTTTAATCCGCTTAGCCTTCCAACCAGCAAGAGCATTCTTTATCTGTTCTTGTCGCTTAACGCTCATTAGGGGAAACATAGTCATGCAAATTCCCGCTGCGCGGCTAGCTATAAAACTAAGACGATAGACAGAGTTCCATGTTGGATGGTCTTTATACTCATGAAACCCCATATATCCCTTACCAAACATGTCACGCAATCTATCTAATGGTTCTTTATTAACCTGAGCAACACTAACTTGCAAATGCTTTGCTTTACTAAAATTGAAACATCCCTCACCCTCAAGGAACCCAGCAGCCCAATATAAATCTTTAACATTAACAGACATATAACCTCCTGACGGGATAAATTGTAATATCCCGTCAGGTTATTACATCTGGCTTTTAAACGCCATCGCTGCGAATACATTGCTTGTGGTCTAACGCTATCGTCCTGCTCCACTCTCTTGCGCGAAACGCAACCAAAATGTCTCGATCCCATCCCCAGCCAGCAGGGGAACGAAACACTTGAAGCGGGAAGATCTGTACTCGGACAAAGGCTGCATTGCGGTCATACAGAACCCAGACTGTAGCACTTACCTCATCAACATAAGCGGAGGTTACGGGTACAGGAATAGTTCCCCCCAGTGCGGTAAACATTGCGACCAGCGGATTAGGTGCATTAGTCCTAACCTCCGGGTCACTAGATGCTGTTGCCCCACGAGTCAGGATTTGAACAGTAGTACCCTGAAAGATGTTCGCCGCAATGGCAGCCAGAGACACTGGATACAGTAAAGTGTTAGGCTGCCAAGCAATGGGTCTGGTAGTGCCCAAATCTCTATCATCCTTGATGTTTCGGGCATGAACGCCCAAAACTTCCTGAATATCAGTAAAATCCTCAAGGTCCGAGTTGGCTGTCTTACCAGGATGGGTAACGATAGGAGTGGCGTCAGTTCTCAAGTTATTTTCCGATGCTCGATAAAGCGCGGTGTCCGTTCCCGATGGGAAATAGACACCATTGTAAGCAGTTCCATTGTCAAGACCAATTCCCAGGACCGCCCGTACAGTACGCCGCTCGCGCTCATCCTGAATTGCCATCCCAATATTCTGGGCATGCCTGAGAATCATACCAGTCTGATCGAAGCGTACTGCCTCTTCAGTAACGGGGATCATGATTCCGTCTTTCTTGTTATGCAGTGCAGCTTCGTAAGTAGCAAACCTATCAGTAAAGGTTCCAGCTTGATAAGCTTCACCAGGAAGAACGTTTTTAGGTGAGGACATGTGAGTAAAACCAGGGATGCGCTCGGTCAGGGTCTTAGGATCGTAAGTCTCAGGAACTAAGATGTCGCCAATACCCTTCCTAGACTCATATCCCTTAATCATGATGGTGGATATGAGCTTTTCTGCAACAGTAGGAAACCCAGTCGCATCCAAAGCTCCCGCTTCTCTAACGGCCATAAATAGAGACTCACCTATGTCAACAGGTCCAACTAGCGCCTCCCAAAGAGAGGTAAAGGACTGACGCATCGGTTCAATCCGTTGAACCACACCATTAGGCAGTTGCCTACCCTCCAACAGCCTACTGTAGGAGTCTACAAACCCAGCAACGCCATGCTCTTTTACAAATTGCCTGATGTCTTCTTTTCTCATTTGCTCTACTCCTAAGAAGGAAGTTGGTTAGATTAGACGCCCGTCTGACTAAAGACGTGCATTCCTTTGATATGCACGCGCACGGTAGCATCTCCGTTCTTAATCTGTCTGGAAACCTTACCAATAGACTCATTATCGGCTACCGTAATGCTTCCAGGCCCACCGGATACAAGTACCCTGTCATCCAAAGGCACAAAAAGGGAGTTTACTGCTATCGCAACATTAGTACCTGGGTCCATGTCAGCCGTGGCTGCAGTATCCACACCTGTTGCGTTAGTTATGATTGCCTCGATTTCGCAGTCTACAGATACAAGCAAATTTTTATCGAAGCTATTAACATCGTGACGCTGGCGGCTAACCCCAACAAAAAGGTCAGCAAATTGTTTCCGTCCATCAGCCGCGCTAGACCCAGCAGAGCCAGAACTAGCTGGTCTTATTGTGTCTTGCCCGGAGTTCCCTTGAAATCCAGTATCCCAGTAAACAAAATCACCAACATCAAGCTGAGCCACAGAAGCCTTAACCGGGTAAGCCCGAGGAGAAACTGCACCTTCATGAAGAATCCTTTGCACGTTTGCCATTTTTCTTCTCCCTATCTTTTCCTAACTTAGACCACTGCCCTGTAGAGTTGATCTAATGCAGCTTCGCTAACATTACCGTTCCCACCAAAATCAAGTCGCTTTTCTTCAGAAATAGGGCCCTGTCGGTAGGTCTCTTCCCAGGTTCTGACAAGCTCCTTCGTTTCAAGTTCATCCTGACATCTCTCCAGAAGAGAGCGGAAATGCGGATTGATAGCTTTAACTCCGTCTTTCTCAGTGTACTTTACCCGGTCAGGAATCTTGACCGCCTTGAAAATCCCCTCTACCAGAGAGTCTTTCATTGCCTTGGCCTTCTCCAGCTCGTAGGTAGCAATAGTCTTATCCCGCTCAAGAATACCAGCCTCAAGCCCAGTCGCCTTACTCTCTAGAGCAGTAACCTTATCCTTGAGAGCCTTAGCCTCAGTTTCTCTTATAGTCTTAGCCTCAATCTCAGCTTGAAGCGCAATAGTAACTGCTTCAAAGAGATCCGGGCGATCTTTCTTCAAAGTCTCCATTGTCAAAGTTTTCAGATCCATCTCTTCTTCCTCCGATGAAAATTGTTTACCTTCAGTAAAAAGGCTGTTTGTGGTAGCTGGTTCCGTCACTATGTCTATCGACCGAGCCGCCAGGATTTGTTCTACTTTGTATGTCCCATCCTTTTCCTTGACCATCTTACCGCGAGCCACAATGGAGTTTCCTGCCAGATGAGGCTTACTTTCCGCCAATGGCAAAACTACATCACGTACAACCGCGTTATCAATGAGATACAAGTCGGATACAGTCTTATCCCCAACCATCCGCAAGTTTTTATGTTCACCAATAAGATCTCGCATATCGCGGGGTTCGCTCATTTCATTGAGCTTAGGATGGTTGACATATGCCCTGATACCCTCAAACAAGGAAAGTGCGCTTTCCTGGGTCTCTACAGGATATTTCCTGCCGTTGGTTGAAGTAGGTCCAAGAACCACAACATTCTTGAGGATTAGATTCTCGTAGTCAATTTCAGCCTCAGACAAGGCTGAGCCAAAAGCCTCTGTGAAAGTTTCCCCTGGTAGACTATTCCATGCCTCAGTTATCGTGTCCTTTTGGTCAGGATCTTGTCCCTCATCGGATTTACCAAGGGACCTTTTACCTGCGGAAGGTTTGTCGGTATGCTTTACCTCGCCAAAATCCTGAAAGTCACCCTCACCATTGATCGGTGCCAGCATCTTAGAGTTAAGGGTGTTAATGGTTTCTTCTTCTAAATCGTTGTCATTGAGGGTAGCAAGAAGGGCACGAATAGCCTGGTTAATCTTAGCAGCATCAGAATTTGCGTTACGCCGGCCTGCTTCATCAATAATCACGCCATCTCCGCCGTCCTTTGGCACTGCCATGATAGAAACCGCAACCATCTCCCCCAAAGCAACAGCATATTTACCTTGGCCTGGATCGTGATTCAAACTAAAGTTTATAATCCCATACTTAGAATCATCATTCTCGTTGTGGTACTCACGCTGTAAGAGTACCTTACTAGTCCACATATTCTTAATGAAAAATCTGCGCCGCCAAGGATATTCCACATCGTTAAGGGGGAATTTCTCCTGAACAGCCTCGTCAACAAGATCCCGCAGTTCCTCAAAACTGGGCTCGTGCTTGATCTCAGTTAGACCGCTTTTGACACGCATTATCGATTCCTTACTTGCAGGTTCAAGCTGGCCTGAGCTAAATCCGTGATCTTTAAGCCATTTCTTTGCTTGGGCGGGAGTAAAGACTTTCTTGTCAAACCTAACCGACTGTATTTCAGATCCTCCGCCTTTTTTGAACCCATAAACGAAACTAACGCCCTTGCCGCCCTTGTTTTTGGCGTATCTAACTCTGACATATTGGTCTGGGTCAGATTGGCGGGCAGCGTGAAAACTAGGTAGGGGAATGACACTTCTCCTCTTTTAACCTTTGATGGCACGTCAAATTAAAACCCCTGAAACGAAAAAAGCCCGCCCACCGTGAAAGGTGAACGGGCCTTTGGTCCCAATTCTCCTGATTTTACCCACCCTTGGGTGGGTTATTAACCACTAATATTATTTGAGCATAAACACAAACTACTTGTCAATAGGTGTTCTAACCTTACTTGCCTCTATAAGATCACAAACATCCTGATCGTTAAAATCAGGAGTTCCCTTGCCGTTAGGTCTAACCTTTATGGACAACTCAAGCTCATAGTAGAAGTCTGGTGCCGTAGGACTGTCACGCCTTATGGACTTGTTCTTTATGAAAACCCCAAACGATCTACAAAGGGAGTCAATCGAGGTTTTGAACTGGTCAAGTTCTTGCTGACTTACAGGCATAATCTCGATCTAGGATTCTTTATTTTTATCTTTAGGGGGGGCCGGGGGTATGACGAATGAGAAGGCAGAACTTAGCCATTTGCTGAGCGTCATTCCTGCCGTGGAACTAACGCTCTGATAGGATTCTATGACCTCCCTATCGGAAACGTTCGCTCCCTCCCCAACTCCCTGGATAAGCACAGTAAGATTTCCTGTGTCTTTTGCCTTCATTGCTAATAATTAGCGAACCATGGTAAGATTTTTCTATGCCCAGAGCCAAAAAACAAGCCCCAAACAACCAGAATCATAACATAAGTACTCCCTCAGTGCAACCCACTGGCGCAGCCAACGTAAGACAAATCCTCACCAGAATGGAAGAGGGAATATACCTTATAGACCCAGCCTTAGCAGCCAAGGATCAACTAGGGATAGACCTCGACTCCTGGCAGAAAGACGTAATAACTACCTTATTCAGGGGAGAGAAGAAAAGAGTATCGGTACGGGCTGGTCACGGAGTTGGAAAATCGTTCGCAGCCGCAGTTATTACCCAGATATTTCTTAACAATTACCCTGGATCAAGGGTTCTCATAACTGGTCCGACTTCGCGGCAAACTCGTTTGCAAATCTGGGGGTACCAAAATCAGGTTTGGCAAACCAACTTTCTAAAAGATAAAATCGAGTGGCTCAAAACCAAGATGTATATAAAAGGTTACGAGGAAAGTTGGTTTGCCGCCTGGGTTACAAGCAAAAACCCTAAGAATGCTGAGGGTTTCCATGGAGAGAACCTGCTGTGGATTGTAGAAGAAGCCAAAACCGTACAAGACGCAGTTTTTGAAGGAATACAAGGAGCACTAAGCCAAACCAATAATTTTATCTATATTTCAAGTACATGCAGCGTCCCTCACGGATACTTCTATGAAACCCACACATCAAGAACAGACATGTGGGACACATTTCACATTCCCTCATGGAGATCCCCACGAGTGGCACCAGAAAGAATAGAGTCATGGCGCAAGGAATGGGGAGAAGACAACCCCATTTTCCAAGCCCGTGTTGCTGCAGAATTCCCTGACGAAGATAGCCATGTTATCGTTCCGTTAAGTCACTTACTTAGAGCTGTTGAGAATCGTAGTGACGATGAGGATCTAGACGCCGCCGCTTGACATTAACCGTCAATTTATGACATAATAATTGACATGGGACCAAGAAAACATCAAAGTTTTACCTTCGCGTGTAGGACTTGCGGCAGGAAAGTAGAAGTAAAGTACAGAGACATAACCCATAAGTATATGTTCTGTTCGAGGCAATGCTCAGGAGCATCCATAATAGGCGAGAATAATCATCAATTTAAGGGGAGAAGGAAACTTGGTGAGTATATAGTAGTTTATCAACCAGGCCATCCTAAAGCCTTTAGAGACGGAGAAGTTCTAGAGCATATCCTTGTGGCAGAGAAAGCCATCGGTCATTATCTACCTCCTAAAGCAGTCATTCATCATATTAATGAAATCAAAAATGATAACCACCCACAAAACTTAGTTATCTGCCACAACGATGCATATCATCGGTGCGTCCATCTTCGTATGAATCGGAAGAAAGAATTAGGTAATCCAAACCTAAAAAGATGCTCATCGTGTAGAAAAATAAAGTTATTATCAGACTTCCCTATTAACATTAAAACTGTAGATGGTAGAGGATATACATGCTCTGCTTGCTATAAAGAAGTTCGCAAAAATGAAAATCACTACAATCGACAAAAAACTCACTGCATTCAAGGACATCCATTTGATGAAACAAATACTTATATAAGACCTAGAAGCGGACGAGCATGTATAATTTGCATGAGACAGCAAGGACGAGATTATCTCTCCAGAAAGCGACAACATGCCACTATCTAGCCTTGGGGTTGATTTGGGCCGGACGGGCAACACAATCCCACTTATCCTCAGCGGGGATAGATGGAAGTTGAGGCTCATTCACATTGAGACCCTGAGATCCATATCTGCCCCCAAGGTGGAGGAGCATATAAATCTTCTTTACTCTATTTATACCCCAGAGATCATAGTCATTGAAAACAACGGCCCTGGCGGGGTTTTTATTGACTACTTGGTCAAAAACAATGCTTCTTTACCAGTAGTGGGAGTGGATACCAGCTTGCCACCCAATGACCTCGACGAGTTGCCCCTATGGGACGATTTGATGATCCACGCCAAGGAGTTCTTTAACGTCCGAGCAGCTATGTACTGGATAACGAAGCTCCTTTTCAGGGATAGACGGATAACTCTGCCGTCAGAGGATACAGAGTTATTTGCACAACTTAGCGGGATCTACTGGGCGGAACATCCGACAAACTCAAAAATACGCATTCAGCCCAAGAAGAGCATGAAAACCTTTGAATCTGAGCTTGGAAGCCTTGAGTCTACTAGGTCTCCTGACAAGGCCGATGCTTTTTGCCTGGCTGCTCTAGGATATGCGTTAGTCTATAGGGATAGCCAGCCGCAAGTAGCTATGGTAGATGAAATCATTGAACCAGAACCAGGCTGGGAAGGTATATTCCCGATTGGCCGCGCAGGAATTACGTTTCTTGAATAGAAAGAAGAAATCGAGAAGAGGAAATGAGCCATCACACACCGGAGCAGATCAGGAAAGCCTTTGCCAGAGCGCCTGAGATTCTGGCCGAATGCAAGGCTATGGGATTGCTGTTCCCAAGCCTTGAATTATTTGATGATGCAAGCGGCACGCTTTGGTTTGAAGGAAAGACAACCCCGGAGCAATGGAGGAAAGTAACTACACTAATGCGCTCACAGCGTCCTGTAGGAAGGGGGCATAGAGTGGGCATTCCGTTCTGCTGTGGCCTGATTGACCATGGCGAAGGGGAAATAAGTTTGTAAGTCCGCTAATTATTAGCAAAGGAGAATCTTCATGGCCGGACATAAGAAGACTAAGAACAAAAAGAAAAAAGGCAAGTAACCCTCTCTTTGTTCATGGGTTTGACCCATGAAACTCACGCGTTTGTAGGTTTTATATTTATAGGCAGGACCTATAAAACGTACGTGAAGGATGCGCACCAAACACGGTCGGAGGGTCAGAACAAAACCACTCAGATGGGGGCGTTTCGACTTCGATTCCTTGGCAGACTTAAATAAAGGTGATCTTATTTGTTGCCCCGCTTGTGAGATGGGACTCTGGTGGATACGTACAGACATGAGAGATGCTGACCCTCTCGACCTATGGAAGTATATTAACCCTATAAACTCTCAGGTGCCAAAGCCAATCTCAGCACCATCAAACTTATTTGACTGCACAACTTACCTTCCAAAATGCGTATTTTGCCAGCAGAATGTAGTCACAACCAAAATCGAGATAATGGTTCTGCAAAAGGGGCTGGTTCGCCTGGTATTACCAAATTTTGGGATAATATAACTGTTCACTGGGCATGTCCTGTGAAACGGAGCTGGAAACATCAATAGAATTGAAGAAGTGGTCGAGTGGCTAAGGGAGCGGGAGCGTAAGAGGTGCCAAAAAAGTGATTCGACAAGACATCATTCAGCATATTCTATCCGAATCTCAGCAGAGACGGGCCATTGATATAGAATCAAGGGCTTTATCCATTATAGAATCTTTGCATGACCAACTTGACCCAGAAATGAAGGGATGGCATTTATCAGCCGGGTTGAATTCCCGTACAGACGAACCCAAGTCAGTAACAACTGGCGATCTGGATATCCTCAGGAAGGAATCCCAGAAAGCGTTTTACCGAAATCCTTACGGACGAAATATTATCAACACCTACGTAAAATTCGTCATTGGTAAAGGAATAATTATTGACTTTAAGGAAAAAGCAGAAGAGGCACTACACGCAATAATTACCTGGTGGGGGAAATTCGCCAGACTAAATAAGTGGTATTCATTTCAGAGGGAATTTGTTACCCGATCACTAAGAGATGGCGAGGTCTTTGTTTGGCGGTTTATTATGTCCGATTCACCTCCCATTCTCAGGTTTGTTGATCCTGAGCGAGTAGGATCTGCAGACCCGAAATTTCCAGAAGGAATTGAAACAGACCCGAATGACGTTGAGCATATTGTTGCTTATCATATTCAACGCGGAAGTTTAGCCGATACTGTCAGAATACCCGCCGAAAATATGATCCACTTCAAAATGGGGGTTGATAGAAATGTACGGCGTGGCAGGCCAATGCTTGAGAGTATGCTTCCTTACCTTACTAAATACGACAAATGGCTTGATGCCCGTATGGTGCTCAATATTGTTCGTACTTCGATCGCTCTTGTTAGAACCGTAAAAGGATCGCCAACAAATATATCTTCTCTGCGAAGTGCCATTAACTCAAATAAAACATCCTCAAATGAAACCGACAAAGCAAAGATGCTCAGATCTGGAACAATTATCACAGCCACACCTGGGGTTGAGTATGAAATGCTAAGCCCTAATCTTGACGCTCGTGACGCAGCACAAGATGGAAGAACTATTCTTTTAGCTCTGGCCGCTGCCGCTGGTTTACCAGATGTATTTGTAACTTCTGATTTTGCTCAAGCCAACTTCGCCTCGACTGTGACTGCGCAAAACCCAGCTATCCGCGCATTTGAGGAACACCAGGAGATTTATTCCGAGCCGTTTTCTGAGATTATTTCCTGGTGTTTAGAAGATGGCCTTGATAAGGGAGAAATACCAGATACGGTTAATGACGAAAAGGGATTACGGGCAATAAATCTGGATCATGAAATATCCTATCCACCACTTCTAAAACGAGATTTTCTGTCAGAGGTTAATGCTTGGGAAAGAATGGTCACTGTCCTGGCTGTTTCCTCTAAGAGAACCGCATCCCTGGCATTAGGGCTTGATCCAGACCAGGAAAAGAAGTTGATTGACGAGGAAGGTGGAAACCAGGCCCCTGAACCAACTGGCAATGGGACAAAGCCAGTCCCTAAACGAGTAGAGGATAGGGAGCCAAGAGATGACGTGATGGGAAGTGAACCTACAGCAAGGCTTCCTACGTTAATCGAGAGTAAGCATTCAAAAGACAAAAGGGGGGTAAGTGATGCTCAGTAAGAAGAAGGTCAGGATCATCCCTAAAATGCAATCGGTCAACATCTCTTTCACACCCATGCAGGTGAAAGCGCTAAAGGCTCGGGCTAAGAAGGATGGCGTCAGCTTCTCCGAGCTTGTACGCCGGGCCGTTGATGCCTACGGGTTCCAAAAGGGATCATAAGGAGAGTTTATGGCAGAGATTAATTATGATAACATTGCGAATCTTGCGGAGATGTACGCAACCTTTGTTAGCGCAGCCTGCAAAAGGCTTTTAGCTGATGGGTTTCCTGAGAAGGTCGCCCATGAGATTGCCTTGCGAATGCTTAAGGACCACATCCAGAGTTCAGTTGATTTAGCGGCGAAAAAGAATCAGACAATGCAAGATTTGCTGACAGGAGACCTAAAAGGAGGATCGGCATGACAAAAATAGACAAGGGCTTGATGTGGTCCGTGCTATTTGCGGTAACCATAATTACCCTACTTATTAGCAAGATAGCAACGGGTCAGCCAATCATTGACCAGATATCAGCTACCATCGATACTGCGAATACCGCCCTGACTGCGGATACTACCCTTGAAGCCGCTACAAATAATCTGAAGCTCTACGGCTGGACAGCTAGGGAAAGCGCCGGGACTGCGGCAGTAGCAACCGGGATCTTACGCCACGGGGTGGTGAGCGGTAGCAACTGTGACGCTGGTGCAATAATTGATTTCGTTGAACTAGAGGCCAATGGTGACGACCGACAAACTTATCCACCTTTAGGACTTGCGATTGCCAGCGGTGTATGCCTGGATGTGCTATCTGGGACGATTGACTTCAATATATTTACTTTAAATAAGTGACAACTCTCGCGCTCTCCCCGGTTATATAAACACGGCTTCACAGATAGGGATACTTATGCTTGATTCGGCCATTCTTCTAATCATCGCTAACCACCTACGAGACATTTATAACCAGCTCAGCTCCACTATCATCGAGGCTAGATCTCATAGGCCAACATGGAAGGTAACTGGCCTCAAGATAACAGAAAAAGATCCTATTTCTGGGGCAGATATTCAAAGAGAAGAGATGATTGTTGATAGGTTAACACCCCTGGTGGCACTTTTTACTACACTAGAAAATGCCGCCAGGGGACAACTTCCTATTGACACGAATATCTAAATTCTATAATCTTACCGAACACTACCAGACACAGCATCCCCCAGGGACAGCGCCAGATGTTTCCTCCTTTCTACTGGCGCTGTCCCGTTTTTAAATTCTATTTGTCAGTGCAAGACAGTAGTTTCGCGGGTATGTCCTGCGAACATAAAGATATGGCTTCTTTTTGCGCCTCACCAACAAGACAGCCTATCTTTAACATCTCCCTTAGTGTATTCTCGCGCCAAGACTTATACAGATACATTTTGTGTTCTGAGTTAAGATGGCAAACTAAGGTATCCCGGTCAATATCAGCCTCTACCGCTTTACGAGGCTTGCTCGTAAATATTCGTAGTTTCGCGGGTATGTCCTGCGAACATAAGGGGAAATCGTATTGACACTGGCCAGTGTGGGGTTTGGGTTTGTTTCCCATGCCGGTAAACGAGTGTGGCAAAAAACAAGTTTTATAGGATAACCCTATAAACATAAATAGAACACCCTAATTCAACAGCATAGCACGTTTAGCTATCATGTGTCTTTCAAAAAGTCTCAGCCACGGCTCAGCTTCTTGCAGTGTGCTAAATACCGATTTTATGTGCTCAGGGGACAAATCACCGCAACAAAGTCCGCATCGCCTGTTAATCTGACCACTTTCATAAAGTCCCTCTCCCTTCTCCTCCATTTCTTCCTTGGTATTTACAGCATCATCCCATATTACTGCAACAGAACAATGACGATGAGGACAAAGCCATTGGGAAAGTATAATCATATGTGTCCCTAATACACCGCAGTCAGGGCAAGCGGTAACCTCATGTAGATTGCATCTGCCCCGAATCTAGCTTATCAGCATACCCCAAGACAAAATCATCGAACGTGCCATGGTAACTGTCAGAGTCCCAGTATTTATTCCGGTATCTTACAAACCTGATATGCTGTTCGTAGCCGCACAAATCTGTTGGCCAGGACCATATACTATGCTTATCCTTGATCCACCTGCGAATATGAGATGCTGTCTCTTGATCGTTCATGTTACCTCTCTCCCCTGAGAGATCATAATTATACCCGTTACCTGCCGTTTTGTCAGACTAAGCCAACAAACATAATACGCTATTAAATCTTCCAGTCAGTCCATCCAGTTTCACAGGACCCGCCCGTGAACATTAATATTATTCTCCCCGTTCCAGCCGCGCCAGCTCAATTGGCTTGATCCCTAACATTAATGCTTCTTGCCGTAGGGATAACCCCCGCTTTATCCTTTCTAAGCGTATTCCCTCTCCCTTGACAATTCTATCACGATGATCCTTAGTTATAAATCCTGCACCTTTGCAAGTAAAACAATCTGTCTCTTGAAAAGAGCAGTTCCCGGTTTTAGTGGTTACAAAGGCTGGCGAGGTTTTTCTTCCTTTGCAGTGAGGGCAGATAATTAATTCCGTTGCTTGGTTTCGTGGGACAATGCCCATGAACATTTTTCCTTTCTCACTCAAACCTTTCGTTCTTTACGTCGTCGTCAATCTTCTCCGAGATTACCTTGGCTACTTCGACTTCCTCAAGCTTGCCAGGTTCCACAGGACGACGACAGTTTATGCATTGGTCGTCGTCCTCGTATACGTCCTCCCCGCAAACGCAACGGTAGACTTTAATCTTCACGATTTTCCTCCTTGCTCTCTGATCTTTAACATCACTAATCTGCATGATCCCCTAACTGTGGATCATCTATAAACTTGTTCCGCGTCCCCTGTAAAGACTCGATCCTGTCGTTCCGCCACCTCTCATGACTACTCGGAGGATCTGCTTTGTTCCACTCTATTAACAATTTAATCATCCTTGGGTCAATTGGCAAACCGTATTCATCACTCATATAAAAAATACTCCGCGCTATCTCTCCCCTTACCGCTGGCCTTGGTTCCGCTACCCTTGTTGTTCTGCGATATTCAAAGTCGCACCATTTTAATGGTTTACGATACTCACCACTAATAATACCAAATGAGTAGTTGCTCCGTGCCTTATTTATGGTTGCTAGCGCAGGCCATAAGTTATGTAAGTCTCCCTCCATATGATTAAATCTTTTTCTCGTGCTTGGATCAGAAGATGCTCGACATTTAACTCTGCTACCACACCCTAAATATTCTCCCATCCATGAAGCTGCATACACATGCTCTATGTTTAACCCACCCTTCCCCTTAAATAAACTGCCACAATATAAATCGTGCCCGTCCCCAGGGTAAAGCTTTGCCCAAAATACTTCCCGCGCCTTACCATAACTCCCTATCTCTGCCTGATCACCAGCCGCTAACCCTAAAAAGAAAAATCTCCAGGCCACGGCCCATACTAGAAAAACTACAATAAGCTTGTTCCTCTCCGATTGGCTCATAATACCTCCACAAAATAATAAATTTAACCCCAATATTATAACAAGGGGTGCAATATCTGTAAAATGCGTACCACGAGAACAATGAAGGTGCAATGTCAGTAAAATGCACGAGGTGAGAACGATGGGTTCCGCAACCCTGTTTTGAGCCCTGCCAACCGCTTTAACATTGAGGGTAGGGCAGGCCGATGACATTTTTTGTCATTGTCCTCCTGGCAACTAGAAGAGAGAGGGCTAAGGCCCTGGATTTACTCCTCTTCCTCGTCCTCTGGCAGGATGTCCGTGTCCATCCATGCGCCCACGCCGCCGAAGTAGCGGCGGGCGTACCTGAGCAGGTACCCGTGAGTCTCCTCAGACCCGGTCAAATACTCTGCCCTAAGAGCGCTGTCCAGGGTCTCGCATCGGGCAATTGCGGTAGGTGTGGTGTCGTCTCCGTCCACCAGGCTGATAAACTCCCTAACCGCCGCTGCTGTCTCTGTCCGTGTCATGCCTCTATCCTCCTCTTTTTCCCCCATGCTGTCAAGCCCCCCATGGACATAGCAGGTAAGTACCTGCAATCAAAGGGCTTTTCCGCTGGCATAGTTGGCACGGGCGTATGCCGCTCGGTTTTTGTCCCCATTTTTGCAAAAAACCGCCGTAAGTATCTACCAATAGTAGAGTTTTGCCCCTGCATGGCACCAGGAAAGAGAAGAGCTAAGCTACCCCTCGTCGGGGCGGAAGATCATGACAAGACTGCCGATTTTGACCCCGATGAAATCCCCCAACACAACCATATCGGGCTGGTAGGGGGTTGAGCCATCGGCAAAAGAAACCTCAAGGTCGAGGTCTCCCTGCGATAGAGCAAAGCTATCCTCCATATCTCCTCCTCTGCCCGGTTAGCGCCGGGGACGATCCCTCATGTTATGTGAGTCTTCGCATATTTTACAAATCACAATCTTATACTCCTTTTATACTTTTTACGCTCTTTCAACAAAAACCCTCTACTAATCAAATACTTACGAACAACAAGGGGATTATAGACGGGCCAAAACCTACGTTCAATAGTCTTCCCAGAAACACCCAGCAATTCAGCTAAGTACTTCCTGATAAAGACCTTACGCGGTATTTGCGCCTTATGTCTCATATACCTACAGGTAGACAGACATTTTAACATCCTCAAACACCCACATCAAGCCCCTTCCCGGCTACCCGCTCGCTAATTATTAGTGAACGGGCAGCATTACAAGGGACTAATCGTCGAGGTCAATCTGCCTCACGGGCCGGTCAATCAGCATGGTGTCCATGGTTGCCTTGATACCCTCAAAGCCAGCCTTGACCCGCTCCCTGGTTCCCAGATTATTCCGCAGGGTGACAGGATCTACCCCTGCCATTAGCTGCTTAGCCTGTCCCACTAGAGCAGCTAAATCACCGTCATTAGTAAGGTTTCTCTTGTCGAAAAGGTCAAGAAATTCCGCCATATTCTTGACCATAGAATCACGAAATATCTGAGGCTTGCCATTAGGTCGCAAGCTAAGCTTAGATATGGCGTGCTCCACAAGCCCAGCCATGCTCTCCCGCAGGGCAACGCGTACCTCTACCGTTGCCTCTTCCCACATCCGTTCCTGACGCTCTTTCTCCTGCAAAAACAAGGACATAGAGATATCCCGCAGGCTGCCAGGTACGCTAAAACTGATATACCGCACGCTCCAGGTGAACGTGGCCCTGACTTCATCTTCCCCAGGGTAGTCACGCTCCCTGAATAGCGGCCCCAGCCGATAGCGAGCGCTACCTTTCTTGCCCGGGTAGACGGCCATAAACCCATTGACAAGATACCGTCTTTCCGCCTTGGCCGTTGCCAGGAAGGCGTCAACGGTCTCTATCAGGCTGATAGGCAAGAAATAGTAGCCTTCGTCCACGTAAGATGGTAGACAGTAAGTAAGCAATTTCCCTCTGGTTTTTTGGTCGAAGCTTCCAATAGCCTGTAATTCCTTGCTGTCTAAAAGCTCCTTGCTGACCTTTAGCACGTCCTTGTCAACGGGCTTGTCTTCTCCGCCGTCGAGGTCTACCGCGCTAATAGTTAGCTGGCTCCGGCGCACCTTCCTGTTGTTGCCAAACCTCCCGGTTTTAAAGCTGATAATGACTGCTTTTGACAGCAATCCTTCGGCATCTGGCCGATCTACCTTGTCCATACCGTTCCCCTCACTCCTATAATCTACATTCTCCGTGCTTCCCGTGCTTTCTAACATGGCGTTATCCTCCCTAAGTTGCTGATTTTGTTAATGGTTTCTTGCCAACATTGCCGGGACTTGGGACCCGGCCAGCGCATTAGTAGCAGGCCTCCCTACCCTGCTACCCCTCTGCAATGGTGCACCTTGCCTGCGTGAGCGCAAGGAGAGTCAGAATAGCCTAACCCTTACATGATTACATGACAGTAGTAGCAATCATGGGTCAAGCCACCATGGCCTAGCTGTGTTAGTAGTAACAATCAAAGTGATAACAGAAAGGGTACAAAAACCCAGGGTACAAAATAGCAACCCGTTTTTCCCATGACTTTATTTCGCAAGCACATATTTTACAAACCATAGTTAAGCTCCTTTCTTTTAGGTGATTAGAATAAAAACAGGAATAGCGCTGGATTGACCCGTGGGCAGTGGGTTTGTTCCGGTAGGAAGCCAGCACCATTCGACCTCCTCGCTAATAATTAGCCGAAAAACAACATCCTAAGACAAAGTCTACAGACTCGCATAGGACCGAAGTCCAAAGTCACTACATAAAACCGCCGCTCCACAAGCTTATGAC